GACTACTGGAACGGAGACACCGGCATTCTTTGTCCAGAACCGGGAGAGTATTGGGAGTGCATCCAAGCCAACCCCTACCAGCGGTGGATGTATATGGGCATGAACTTCACTCCGATCAACTGGATTTTTGAAGGCCCAGAAGGGTGCTGTCCAAGAACGGCTGATCTGGTTGATCTTGAATACGCATGGTGCGACTCATGGATTCTGCATGGCGAGTTGGGCAAGAAGTACGGCAACCAGAACCAATACCGCTATCCGCTGGTGCAGCAGCAGCACAAGGATCTCATCACCCCGCACCCAACACTGAACAAAGTAATCAAGGTTTGGAATCATTTTCCTGTAGGTGTGATTCCGGGTCAACAGTGCTGCTCGTCCCCATCGCAGAATGACTACGGCGACCTGATCCGATGGGACGCTGACGTTGATTGGATGAGTGAGAAGTGGCCCGGTTCGTTTCATATCGCTCGGTTTACTGGTCCCGATTCGTTCATATCTTCTGGCGTTGTTCGCTTTGCTTGTGGCAACGACCACCCGTGCGAACCGTCGCCATACCAAGTTTGCTACTACCCGGACAACTCTTGCCCGTCAGACCTGAATGAAGATGGCGTGGTTGGGTTCCAAGACTTGGTACAAGTGCTGGGTGATGTGGCTGGTTACCGATACCACTACCAGACCAGCAACGGATTCAATGCCATCGTCAAGGTGTTGTCAGAGTGGGGCGATTGTGATTAAATGTGGAATGCACTATTTACTGCTCTGTTTAAGGTACTTCTTCCAGTCGTTCTCAAAGGCAAAACCGCCAAGGACGCTGCTCCTCCTCCTATGCGTGATGCTTGGAGTCGTAGGGTGTCAGAGTTCCAGCGTCGTATTCGTGGAAGAAAGTGACGGACTCGTGAGGCTCGGCCCCGATGTCCGTGGAAAAGTCTACTATTGGGATGGTGAGGGATGGTCCCTCTCGTCTTCTGTAGTCCGGTTACCAGAAGGTTGGTATGCCGGATCCTTGAATGGTTCTCAAGATGAAACTTGGCCCGATGCGTCGGATAACTAAGGGACACAATGAATCAGTCATTTGTTTAATGCGTTCAAAATAAGGAGTCAACAATGGCTTATAACGCAACAAGTCCAAACCGGATTGGTGAAAATGCCTATACCGCTACGGACGCTAATGAACTGTTCCTTAAGGTGTTCTCAGGTGAAGTCCTGACCACCTTTGAGGAAACTAACTTGATGATGGGTCTGCACCGTGTGCGTACCATCAGCAGCGGCAAGACCGCTCAATTTCCTGTGACTGGTGTCGCATCTGCCAAGTACCACACCCCCGGTGAAAGTGTCTTGGTCGATAACGCGGCTTACCTGTCTTCCATCAATCACGGTGAAGTCACCATTTCGATTGACGGCATTCTGCAATCCTCGGCCTTTGTGGCGGACATTGATGAAGCAAAGAACCACTACGACGTTCGCTCCATCTACTCCACCGAGATCGGTCGAGCGTTGGCTTACAGTGCTGACAAGGCTTGTATCCGAAGCGTTATCGCAGGGGCACGAACAGTTAAAGACCGCTTTGGTACGACTGCTTCAACCTCAACGGATGTTGCAAACAGTAAGTACCTTGGTGCTGTGATCAACATTGATGGTGATGCCGCTGCTACCGCTACTCACATCAACTCTGACGGTCAGTACGGGGTTACCCTCGACCAAGAAAACGAAGGTCAGCAAATTTACGCTGGTATCTTCAAGGCCGCTAACTTGATGGACAGCAAGAACGTATCCCGCGACAACCGATTCTGCATTCTCAGCCCAGATGACTACTACTTGTTGCTGACTGAGAACAGAGATGCGATCAGTCGTGATTACAACCCTGAAGGCAACGGCTCGTTCTCCGGCGGTGAAATTGTGTCTATCGCTGGTATTCGGATCTTGAAGTCTACTCACGTTCCGAGTGGCGATGAGTCTTCGTCGCAAGATTCGGTCTTGGGTGACAACGCGATCAACAACGATGTGTTTGTCGCAGACGGGGGCTACTCCGGCGTTAACTTCACTGGTACTCGTGGTATTGTCTTCCAGAGCGAAGCAATCGGTACTGTGAAGTTGATGGATCTTGCTATGGAGTCTGAATACTTCATGGAGCGTATGGGTACTCTGTTGCTCGCTAAGTACGCAATGGGTCACGGCGTTCTTCGTCCCGAAGCCTGTTACGAGTTGGTGGACACCGGATCCTAATCTGGTACACTGATCTCGTCTGAGTTCTCCACTTGGGGCCACCCGTAGTTCTGCTATGGGTGGCCCTATTCTTATGCAAAAGGAGTGTCTATGTCTGTCGAAATGACCACGGAACTTAATGCGGTAAACACCATGCTTAGTGCCATTGGTGAACCGCCCGTAACTACTCTTGATGGGCAAACAAATGCCGATGCTGCTATTGCACAAAACATCCTATTAGAAATCAACAGAGAAGTACAAACAATGGGCTGGCACTTCAACACTCAGCACGACGTTGAGTTCCAGCCCGACACCGAAAAAAGAATTGTGCTTCCTTCAAATGTGGTTCGTATTGATATTGACCCACGAGTTCGCAGCGGTGCTTCGGACATGGTGTCCAATACTGCGGACAATCGAGACATCACCCAACGCGGGCAAAAACTGTTCAACAGAACAAAGAACACCGAAGAGTTCGACAAGAGCGTCAAGGTGACTGTGATTTACTTGCTGCCGTTTACCGATTTGCCGGAAGCGGTTCGCAGGTACATCACCATCAAAGCAGCCCGTGTCTTCCAAGATCGAATGGTTGGTTCGCAGAAGCACCACTCGTTCTCACGGCAGGACGAAATACGGGCGTTGTCTTTGATGAAAGAGTTTGAGATGGACACCGCTGATTACAGCATCTTTGGAAACGTGGACACGCTGCGCATCGTAGATCGCGGTGATGCTCAACGGGGTGTTATCTAATGCCACTGGTTCTTACTTCTGTTCCTGACCTAACTGGCGGAGTCTCACAACAACCTGTGCCGCATCGAGGCATGAATCAATGTGAGAGTCAAGTCAACGCCATGCCTCTTGTTGTCGGTGGCTTGATCAAACGCCCTCCACTTAACCATGTGGTGGAGATAAAAGATGGTAGTGATTCAAGCATTAACATTACCAACGCCTTTACTCACTTTGTTCGCCGTGACAACGATGAAGAGTTCGCAATCATCATTGACGGGGTAAGCGGAACACCTCTAGTCAACGATATTTCAGATGGTGCGTCTAAAACTGTAATCCAAGACAACCTTGCCGGTGACGACTATTACATTGGTGATGACGGCGGGACAAACGATTTGGCAGACGCAAGTGCTGTCCTCCGTGCCTTTACGATTGGTGATGTGACGTTCATTGTCAACACTGCAATTACCCCAGCGATGGCGGCAACAACATCACCGTACTCTCGTCTTCAAGCGTCGGCTCCTCACGAAGCGTTGCTTGTCTTTAACGCGGCTGCTGTGGATGCAGTAATTAGCGTCACGGTGACAATGGATGATGGGGCGACCGGAACCGCAACTGTAACAGCAACAGGTGATCAAGATGCTGGGCCACCCAAGGTTGCCAACATTGCAAAGATAATGACCACGGGTGATGCCTCTATTGACGGCATGCTGACATTTAGTGGTGATGCTCTCAACACTATTGCTGGCGTGACCTGTACCTTGTCTCAAGCCCAAAACGGCGTGCTGCATATTATTGGCGACGAGAAGTTTTCGGTCAAGATTGAAACCAGTTTTGGCGATGCAGGTGTGACGGTAATCCGAGAAGAAACAACCTTCTTTAGTTCCCTCCCCTCTACTGCTCCTCACTTGATGAAGGTAAAAGTAGAAGGAAATCCCGAAACAAATGTTGACGACTATTACGTTGTGTTTCACGGTGACGGGCTAGACGTTGCAAATCAGACCGCAGCATCAAACGACGACGAGGGGGTAATGGCATCCGGCAAGTGGATTCAAGCCCCCGGCCCCGGCGTGACAACAGACTACGACTACAAGACTCTTCCACACATCTTGGTACGTCAACCTGATGGCACGTTCGTTTACACCGAAGCAAACGGAGAAACTCCAACTGGTGTCGGGGTTGATGCTACGGTTGACTGGGCATCGTTCAAATTCACGCCTCGACAAACTGGGGATGAGACAACTAACCCCCTTCCCTCGTTTATTGGACAGCCAATTACGGACATCACACTGTTTAAGAATCGGTTGGTAATTACCAGCGGTGAAAACGTAAACCTGTCCGAAATTGGGTTTTACTTCAACTTCTTCCGAACCACCGTGACGCAGTTGCTGGATTCAGCCCCGATTGATGTGGGTGTAGGCGGTACTGAGATTGCTCAACTGGATCGAGCCACACCATTTAGTGACCGGCTAATGCTGTTCTCCCAACGCTCACAGTTTTCGCTGTCTGGCGAATCCATTCTTTCTCCACTTACCGTATCTGTGACTAACGTGACGGATTTTGATTGCGACACCTCTTCTGCCCCCGTGGCTGCTGGTGCGACTCTGTTCTTCCCCTTTAAGCGTGGCTCATTCACGGGGTATCGAGAGTATTTCAAGGGCGGAACCACGGCTGATATTCAGTTTGACGCTCTTGACATCACCGAACAGGTTCCTAAGTTCATTGAGGGCACGGTCAAACGGGCTGTGTCATCGACCCATGAAAACCTACTGGTGGTGCAGGCGGAGAGTGCAACTAAACTGTATGTCTACAAGTACAACAACACCAGCCGAGGAAAAACACAATCTGCTTGGTTTACGTTTGAATTCTCCAATATGACCATACTTAACCTCCAGTTTGTGGGTACGTCGTTGTACATGCTGGTAAAGCGGGAAAGTAAAACATTCTTAGAACGGATGGACTTGCAGACCGGCCTCAAGGACACAGACTCAACGTACGTCACAACCTTGGACCGCCGTTTTCTGATTGCTGACCGGACAAGTGCAACTGAGACTACTACTACTTACGTCATAAGTAATGTGGTTCTGCCTGATTTGACGTACAACGCAGTTACTGAAGATGGAGAAGTATTGACAATCAGCAGTGTTACAAACGACGGCACTCATACGACTATTGTGGTGAGTAACGTAGTAGCCGCCGGAGTGTCAATTTACGTCGGTTTGCCATACACCATGACTTACGAGTTCTCTAAACCGTTGTTGAAGCGGGGGACTCAAGACGGAAAAATTGATGTGATTTCTACTGGTCGCCATCAACTTCGATACATGACTGTGGAGTATGACGAAACTGCCTCATTTACTCTTCGGGTAACTCCCCAAATTGGTGGTTCTGATGGAACGGCAATTGATTACCCGTTTAGCGGTAGGTTCCTTGCGGCAACAGCATTGGTGGGAAATATCCCTCAAGAGACAGGATCTTTCCGCATCCCCCTCTTCCTCCAATCTCAAAATGCCAAGATTGAAATCATCAATTCTTCGGCACTCCCCAGTAACATCCAGTCAGCAGAGTTTGAAGCCCAATACACCACCAGAATCGAGCAAAACCTTTGACTGGAATCGTTGAATCAAAAAAGTCTCATGTTGCGGCAGTTTTCAACAATCTCCGAGAAGATGATCGCAACGAAATTGAGGCACTCGGTAAGGACCCATTCATGTCCCTCAAGCAGGGGTTTAAGGCATCAAAGCCGTGCTACACATGGATGTACAAGGATGAGCCGTCCGCGTTGTTTGGGTGCGTCCCTTTTAGCGAGCAGGCGGCGGCTGTGTGGATGCTCGGCACAGACAATATCGCTAACCATAAGTACGCCTTTATGAAGACTTGCGTACCCTTCCATAAACAACTGGTTCGACCCTACGCCCTTACGGGCAACATTATTGATGAAAGGAACAAAGTCCATGTACGATTCATTGAACACCTTGGATACCAAATCATCAATCGCGTGTTGGTCGGCCCAAAGCAACTACCCTTTCTTGAGTTCGGGAGGCTAAACCATGTGTGAACCAGTATCTATTATTGCAGGTGTTGCCAGCACCGCAGGTGGGTTGATGCAAGGCCGTGCAGCCCGTGCGCAGGCTAGAAGTCAGGCTGGTTATCAAGCCCAGCAAGAGGCCATCAATCACTACAACTATGAGCAGCAGGTTGATTACCAGCACCGGCTCATGGAGTTCCAATCTGATCAATACGCTCGCTTTGCCGCCTCACAGGCTGATTCCCTTTCTGGACAGTTTGGTGCTGTTTTGGAGAACATTGATCAAGCCAAAATGCGGACACTTCAGTCTATTCAGCAGCGTGCCCAAAAAGCGGCATCGTCAATGGCATTTACCAATGCAGCAGCAGCCGAGAGTGGTGTTCAAGGTAAATCTATTCAGGCTGCAATGAATACATACCAAGCGGCAGAGGCTCAAGCAACAGAGGTAGAAGTAGCAAACCTCAAGGGGTATGTCCGTCAGCAGCAACGAAACGCGACAGCCTACCGTGCAGCGGCTCAGAATGCTCTTAACCGTGCGTTGCCTGCACCGATGGCTCCAATTAATCTCCCCGGCCCTCAGTCACCTGTAAGCCAGCCCGGAATGATGCCGTATGCCCTGTCCGGTATTTCGTCTGGTATTAGTGCAGGTGTCAGTACCTACGATGTTATGAGGACTCTCTAATGGCTAAACGACCACAAAAAAGATCCGCAGAACTGACCGCCCCCCAACTTGAACAACCGCAGTTTCAGGTTCAGGCCCGACCAGTTGACACAGCAATCAAACCCTCTACCGCAGGTGCGCCCGCCGCCCCTCAACTAAAGCAGGATGCTGTAAAGCCCGACCTTGAACCTGCACGAGAAATGCAACGAATGGGGCAGGCACTAGGCGCATTGAGTGGCACGGTTCGTGATCTTGCTCAACTTGAGAAAATCCGCACCGACGAGTTCTACAAAGAGGCCGTCAATCTGGCAACAGAAACAGACCTTTCAATTGCTGAGTTGATGGAAAAGGGAGATTTGCAGGGGACATCGCCTGCTCACATTCGTGGGTATTCCCGTGCAGCAGCAACGGGGCAACTTCTTGAACTAGCCAAGATGTATGACTCCCAAGAAGCCTTGATGCGATCCCATGAAGATGCGTTAGATCCTGAGTACGCTGGTCGTTTCATCACAAGCCAAGCCGACAAACTACGCCAAGCAGTCAAAAAAACTGGGCTTGATTATGGGCACTTCAACAAGGCTTTCAATTCTGGACTGGGTGGGCTGCTTGAAAAAGTGAACGCTCGTCACGGTAAGTGGGCAGGAGAAGAACACCAAAACCGTGCTGCCGCCAATCTGTCTGCGGAACTTGAAATGGCTTTCCGAGGCATGTGGGATCCTGATGATGAGTTAAAGAAGGCTAAGTTCCGCCAACATGTTGCTGAACTTATTGAGGGCCGCTCAGATGGCGTGCTTACTCGACGAGCCACGCATCAATTGATGGGACAAGCAGCAGTAGATTTGATCATCAATATGCCAGAGGCCGAGGAAGCAATGAACGAGGTGCTGGATCATGTTCCAATTGGTCCGGGCGTTCCTGACGATTTCTTCACTCCTCGTTCCGGCATGGATCAATTGCCTATTGACAGTCGTAGGGGAAGATTGGGCAAGATTGCAGAGGTTCGGAACTACCGCACGGACAAAAGGCCGCAGATGGAGAACGCTGTATCAGGCCGCTCTTCTTCCCAACGACGAGCCGCGCATGGGGCAGCAGTAAGTAGCCTGCACAATGCAATTAACGTCTTTTCTGTTCGGGGGGCGTTGAATGATGGAGCGACATTTTCGGCTGAACAGGTAATCCAAGATGGTGGAGGACTTGTTCAATTTGTTACGGAGCGTGCAACAGAACTTGGCATTGAACTGGGTGAAAAGGGTTACAGCATTCGATTTAAGGACGACGATTCGGTCCTGCTTGTTGACAACGTGACGGGAGCGGAAAAAACACTGCCTGTTCGTGCAAGCATAAGCAACGCTCGGACAAATCTCTGGAGAGAATTGGCAGGGGAGGGAATGAATCGGGATGCCCAAGTTCACGCAGCACTCAGCACCGGATCACACATTCCCAAATCTGTCGTTGCTGAGAATGATCGTCGAATCTCGTCAGGACTCAATGCGGCTTACGCTACTCTTGCTGCTGGCGGGGGTTTTGATGCAGAAACACTAGATGAATTGCTTGAGGTTCACCAAGTGTGGGAGGGAATGCAGGGTGTTGGCCTTGGTTTGGATTATGTCGGCAACATGGGTAATCATTTGTTGATGCGAGCCATTTCCCGAAGTAGGCGGCTAGTTGGCCCTCGTTTTATGACCGAACAGGATGCTCTTGAGTCGCTTGCAGCAACTTTGTTTACAAGGCGGCAGGAAGCGGGAGGAGAATCTCTGTCTGTTTCGGCACAAGAACTGGAGCGGCAACTTGGCAGTGCAGATGTGGGCTACGAAAACGAAGTCCCTGAAATCAAATTCTTGACTAAAACGCTAATGCTGATGGATGACTCGTACAGAAATAACCCCGGTGAAGCAATTGCTGAAGCGAGGGCAATTTACGAAGAGCAATACGATTCACCCTTTGGCGACCTTTCTGCTCCGATCTTCAAACCACTCCTGTACGGTGACAACCCCGGTCAATACCAGCAACACAAAGCGGGGATGCGGCGAGCGATAATGGGCAGAAATGGGATGGTTGGGGCCATTCAGAATCTTGATCCCTTGATCTTTACGGAAGACGAAATTGCTCGTAACAAGACTGTAGATATAGCCGACATGGGGATTGATCATGTTCATGTCATGCCTAACCCAAGAGATCCCGGCAACCCAACATATCGCTTTCG